TGGTACGCGTCAAGTAATAAAAAAGGCCCCGATTATGGGGCCTTTTAGTTTGCAGCGCCTGGGCGCTATAGATTAAAAACAAGGGTAAGCAGCGCCACAATGGCGGCGATTAATAAGCCGGTGAGCATTGTTTTACCCTCTTTTCTACGGTGCCGTTAACTAAGCGGGCAAAGCTTTTGGCCTTATAGCTATTAGTAAAGCGGCGGCAGGCCTGCGATTCTATCCCGCCCAGGTAGGTTGTATAAGTGACTAAATACATTAAAGGCCTCCCAAAATTTCTGTTAATACATTCCGGGCCTGGTTGATGTCGCTCCAGGCTGCGCGGCCTTCATTGTCGCGAGCATTTAATGCAGCATTGTGCAGGTGCATATCGGCCTGGGTTAATCGGCGCTCCAGGGTCGCTTTAATCAGGTTCTGATTGAATGCCCTGTTATCTTCTAGCACCTGCTGCAATACTCTTAAATCACTTGTCGAATAGTTCATTTTTTACCTTTACTTTATTGGATTGGTTGAATGTTAAAAACCCGCGCAGCTTTCTTGGCCTGGGTGCCATGGGCCGGGAAACCGATTATGGCCTCCCGGTTTGATATCGCGCAAAGCTTACAGGTCGCGCAGCTAATCCCGTCGCGAATGGTTGCCGGGCATACTACAATTTTCCGGCCCTCCGGCGTGGTTGTGTTTTCTACCTGGTCGATAGGTAGCACAGTCACTACAGGCCCCAGGCCCAGGGCAGCCAGCTGGTCGGCATGGGCCGGGGTGTTGGCTGATAGGTTGACAGTAAAACCAAAGTCATTGCAGCCCTTTATATAGGCGCTATTCCTGCCCTTGGTTGGGTTGTAGTGGGTATAAGTAAAGCCCCGGCGGCCTTGGTTGGCTTTTACCAGGTCGCCCAGGGCTGCCCCGTCAATTTCCAGGCCATTACCTGGTAAATCCCCGGCCTGGTTGTGTCGCCACAGTTGACCCTCCGGCAGCGCTGCAATTTTGTCGCAAAAATCAGCAAACTGGTCGCCCCGGTCGCCGCGGGTGACAGCTGCCCAATGCAGGGCCAGGGGGCCGCTGCCTGCATAGCAGCCCTGCGAATTATTGAATGGGCATTCCGGCGGGCAGGTGGCTGCGCTGGTAGTGGATACCGGGATCGGCCCGGTTTTGGCATTGCTAGATTTTGGGGTAAGGTGGTATTTGATCATTGTCCGATTACCTTAATAATTAATTGATTATTGAGAAATTGAGCGCTGCAGCCCTGGGCGCGAATCTTGGCCTTGATGGCCTCTTCTGCAGCTGCTGCGCGGTTTGGTGTTGAATACTGGGCATAGCCCCGGATCTTGCTGGTTTTGTTGGTGTGGTGGTGTTTAAGCTTGATAGTGATCCCGGCAGCTTCGGCAGCTGCTAACAGTCGCGACAGGTCGCAGTCTTCTTCCAGGTAGGCATATGACTCGCGCCGGTAGGAATATGGGCTGATCTCGTGGGCGATTTTTAAACCATGCAGCAGGCCAATGGATACGCGCACCCAGCCATGGCCGGGATCCTGGTAGTACGGCAGCGTCATTGTTTTTTGTTTAATAGTCATGATTCTCGCTCCATTGGTTGGGATGGTTTAATTCTTGGCCTACAGAATTGAATAAGCGGCCGCAGCTGCTGCAGTCGGTATCGTGGCCCAGGTAGGATTCAAGCCAGGATCCGCAACGGCATTTGAAGCGCTGCCCAATGTAATTTCCGTCATCATCGGTGACAGGTTGGCAATTAGACATTAAAGGCCTCCATTCAAAAGGCCCCAAGCCAGGAATGCGCCCAGGATCGCGCCCATTACTGCAGCGCCCAAGTAATCGATTAATTTTGGTTTTGTTTGTTTGTTTGTCATGACAGTTAAGCCTCCGGGGTAATTAGGAATAAATACGGGAATGCATTTACCAGGGCAGCAGCATTGTGCAGGTCTGCTTTAAAAAATACAGCTGCCAGGGCAGCTTCAAATCCGCCGCCGCTTTCTTGCATTTCTTTAGCAGCGCCATGGGCCTGCCAGTACTGGGCCTGGGTTAGTTTGTTTGTCATGATTATTTGCCCTCCTGATCAAAGCCAGGGCGCCCGATTAAAGCGCTGAGTTGGTTGTATACGCTGATCTTGCTGCCGCGCAGGCCTGATTCTTGCTTGATGATTGAATACGCGCTGCGGCCTCTTCTAGTCATTCCTAGAATTTCAAGCTTGAGCATAGAGCGCAGCGAGAGCAGTCTGAAAGCAGCGATTTGGTCGGGGTTGGTGAGAATAGTCATCGTTTTACCTTTACTTTAGTTTAGAAAATCGGTCATTTTTGTGCCGATGACTGATTATAGTCATGGGTTTTTAAAACTGTAAAGGAATTTATTGCATTAGTTGCAAAATAGTTAAACCTGGGTCACCTTGGTAATTTCCTGGGTCATAATTTTGGGGTTGATGACACATATTAGGAGCCATATAGAACCTGGAATTTTTGCTGACCTGGGTCAAATTGTCATTATTTATAGATATATCTTAAAAGGTTGTATTTTGTATATTTATGGCGGCCAATGTTATAAGCCAGCGATTAAATAGGCGTGACAATTTGACCCAAATGACCCAGGTTTTACGCGCCCGTCGCAGGGAATTCCCACGCAAAAAAGAAAAAGCCAGTAACAAAAGAAAAATGACAATTTGACCTATACCCAGGCAAATGACAATTTGACCCATATCAAAATCAAATGACAATTTGACCCAGGTTTAGGCCACGCGCCCGGCTGCCTAAATCTTGATGACAATATGACAATCTGACCCAGGTCACGCGCCCGGCCCCGGCCTTGTTTGTCATCTTGTATGTAAGTACCAGGCAGGAATAACAAACACCTGGGCGCGGCAGCTGCTTACCTGGTAGCATAGGGGTAAACCCTTACAAATTAAAAACTGCCTAATTTTTAGGCACCCCCCCCCAGGGCCGAGAGAGTGGGGGTGTTGGCGTGGGAGGTATCACGAACAATTTTTTTTCTATTAGCAATATGTCGATAAACCTTCACTTTTTCGACACATCCCAAAAACGTGTACGTTTCTTAAATATTTTTTAATTTTTATTTTTTAAAAAATCCGCTACACTCACATTAAAAATCAATACGCATGGAGATTGGCTCGCTGTGGCAAAACGTAGTCCACGCCTTGCCCAAAGCGGAAAACCTGTAAATTCTAGACACTCACAGGTAAGCAAGAGGGTAGTAAACCAATCTTCAGCCGTATTGGTTTGTTTGCGTTTAACCAAAACTTTGTTACACTCCCGATATGTTCCAAAGCTTCCACTACGAACCTCGCAAGCTCGAAGCCACCGAAGCACGGCTCGAAGCCATAATGAAAGCCGCCAAGCTCGGCCTCAAGGGTGACTCGTTGGCGTTAGCAGCTGGAATGACGCCTACCGAATACAGGCAACTGATCTTGTTTGACCCAATCGCTGAGTACGCTGAACTCAAAGGGAGAGCAGATGGAGAACGTGAAATGTCTGAAGTCTTGCATCTTGCTGCAAAAGAAGGCGACGCCAAAGCAGCACTCGCCGTCCTCCAGCACCAGCACGGCTGGGTTGCCAAACAACAACTCTCCATCGACGTCGAACAGCGCATCTCCATCACCGCTGCTCTCGAGCAAGCGCAATCCCGCGTCATCGACGCCCTCACAGTTAGTGAACCTGAGAGCGTAGAGTTCAAAGAAATCAAACAGGAACAAAAAGCAGCCTAATGAAATTTAAGAAAAAACCCGTAGTAATTGACGCTGAACAATTTTGGGAACATTCCGTAAATGGTTGGCCTTTAGGCGTATATAAGGACTCTGATAGTCCAACAGGTTTTGCAATTGATACGCTAGAAGGCTCATACCACGTAACCGAAAGTGATTGGATCATTACGGGCGTAAAAGGTGAGAAATATCCTTGCCGCGCTGACATCTTTGAACAGACTTACGAACCCGCCGAATAATGCAAACTACCCGCTACTCCGCGCAAGATGAACAAGAACTCATGGCGCGGTTATGGTCACCTGCCATCAAAGACAACCCACTAGCGTTTGTGATGTTTGCCTTCCCTTGGGGGCAACAGGGTACACCGCTTGAACACTTCGCTGGCCCACGCAAGTGGCAGCGCCAGGTCTTGACCGACTTAGCCGAACACATCAAGAAGAACAATGGCAAAGTTGACTTTGACGTACTACGTTTGGCAATTGCTTCTGGTCGTGGTATTGGTAAATCAGCCCTCGTCAGTTGGCTAGTCTTGTGGATGATGACAACGAGAATAGGCTCAACAGTCATTGTGTCCGCCAACAGCGAATCGCAGCTTAGATCAGTCACCTGGGCCGAGATCACTAAGTGGTCATCCATGTCGATCAACACCCACTGGTGGGAGATATCCGCAACACGCGTGATGCCCGCCAAATGGCTGACCGAGTTGGTTGAGCGTGATCTGAAGAAAGGCACCCGCTATTGGAACTTAGAGGGCAGACTGTGGTCGGCTGAGAATCCTGACGCGTTCGCTGGTGTTCACAACTACGACGGTGTTATGGTCGTGTTCGATGAGGCGTCTGGTATTGACGACTCCATCTGGGCGGTGACATCAGGCTTCTTTACAGAGAACACACCCAACCGCTTTTGGTGTTGCTTCTCTAACCCGCGTCGCAATACAGGCTATTTCTACGAGGCAATCGAGGGTAGCAAGCGTGACTTTTGGCAATCTAGGCAAGTGGACGCTAGGGATGTAGAGGGAACGGATAAGAACGTCTACAACCAAATCATTGAAGAATACGGCCCTGACTCCTACCAAGCGCACGTTGAAGTGTACGGTTCGTTCCCATCGGAAGGTGACGATCAGTTCATTCCGTCAAGTCTAGTAGACGAAGCTATGCGCCGTGCCAAGTGGCAAGACGACTCCGCGCCCATCGTCATCGGCGTTGACCCAGCAAGGTTTGGGTCTGATTCGACAGTCATCGCTGTACGCCAGGGCAGGGACATCGTTGAGATACGCAAGTACAAGGGTGATGACACCATGACCGTCGTTGGTCATGTGATCGAGGCGATCGAACAGTATCAGCCAGCCGTTGTAGCCATCGACGAGGGTGGACTTGGCGCAGGGGTAGTTGATCGGTTAAAAGAACAACGCTACAAGATCAGAGGTGTGAACTTCGCCAACCGCAGCAAGAACCCCATGATGTATGGCAATATGCGGGCGCAAATATGGGGGCAGATGAAGGAATGGCTACGCGCAGCAAGCATACCGCAAGAAAAGACACTCAAGACCGACCTTATCTCACCGCTGATGAAGCCTGACTCTAAGGGTGCGATCTTCTTAGAAAGTAAGAAAGAGATGAAGGCGCGTGGCTTGGCATCACCTGACTCGGCTGATGCTATTGCGCTGACCTTTGCGTTTCCTGTTGCACATCGGGAAAGTCGTACTACAATGCGTAAATCAACATACCAATCACAGGGCGCAGCCCTCAACTCATGGATGGGGTCGTAATGCCACTCAAGAAAAGCACAAGCAAAGAAGCGTTCCGTAAAAACGTGTCCGCTGAGGTCAAATCGGGCAAGCCCGTCAAGCAGGCAGTAGCGATCGCCTATTCAGTTAAACGTGAAGCAGCTAAAGGTAAAAGTAAAAAATGAGCTTAAAGCCATTGAGTAATTGTGTTTTAATTCGTCAAGACACAGAAAAGTTATCAGAATTAATTGTTTTACCCCAAAGCAAACTATTTAGCGGTATCATTGTGGCAATTGGTGAAGGCAAGAAAAGTCCAAAAGGACATATTGAGCCTATGAACGTCAAAGAAGGCGACCATGTGCTATTCGGTGAGTTCTCCGGGCAAAAGGTTACTGTCGATGGCGAAGAATTGCTTATGATGCGCGAACCTGATGTGATCGGAATACTAAATGGCGTATGACCAAACTTCAATGAATATCGTCGGCAAAGTAGCCGACGTAGGCAGTAACCCTGCGGGGAAAACTGACCAATCCAACACGCAATCAGAAGCACTTGCAACTATGCGCCACCGTTTTCAGATGGCGATGTCTGCCTATTCTGAATCCCGTGAAGATGAGCTAGATGACTTGCGCTTTATGGCTGGATCACCAGACAACCAGTGGCAATGGCCTGCTGACGTATTGGCAACTCGCGGCTCTGTTCAAGGACAGACAATTAACGCGCGCCCATGCCTCACAATCAACAAACTGCCACAGCACGTCCATCAAGTAACAAACGAACAGCGTCAGAATCGACCCTCTGGGAAAGTGATCCCTGCGGACGACAAAGGCGATGTTGAAGTAGCAGAAGTATTTGAAGGTATGGTTCGCCATATCGAGTATATGTCTGACGCCGATGTGGTGTATGACACCGCTTGCGAAAACCAAGTGACATACGGCGAAGGATATTTCCGCATTTTGACCGAGTTCTGTACTGATAATAGCTTTGACCAAGACATCCGTTTAGGCCGTATTCGTAACGCATTTAGTGTCTACATGGATCCGATGATCCAAGACCCTGCTGGTCAAGACGCTGAATGGTGTTTTATCAGTCAAGACTTAGAAAAAGCGGAATATGAGCGTCAATATCCTGACGCAGCGCCGATTACTTCAATTATGTCCCAAGGTGTAGGTGATGCGTCCCTATCCCAATGGATTGATGAAAACACGATTCGTATTGTTGAGTATTTCTACTATACGCACACCCCAACTAAGCTGAACTTGTACCCAGGCAACCAATCATTCTTTGATGGCAGCCCTGAAGATAAGCAAATGAAAGAAATGGGCTTAAAACCCATTAAATCTCGTACTGTAGATGTCAAAAAAGTCATGTGGATGAAGTCCAACGGCTATGAAATCTTACAAGAACAAGAATGGGCTGGTAAATGGATCCCTGTGATCCGTGTAATCGGCAACGAATTTGAAGTAGATGGTCGTATTTATGTGTCAGGATTGGTAAGAAATGCCAAAGATGCACAACGTATGTACAACTACTGGGTATCTCAAGAAGCTGAGATGCTTGCATTGGCTCCAAAAGCACCGTTTATCGGTTACGGCGGTCAATTTGAGGGTTATGAGAATCAATGGAAAACTGCAAACACGACCAATTGGCCGTATTTGGAAGTTAACCCCGATGTTACTGACGGAATGGGCGCAACATTGCCACTTCCACAACGCGCCCCACCTCCTTTGGCACAAACTGGACTTATCCAAGCCAAAATGGGCGCGTCCGACGATATCAAGTCCACTACTGGACAGTATGACTCGAGCTTAGGTGCCACAAGCAACGAACGCTCGGGGAAAGCTATTCTTGCCCGTGAACGTCAAGGCGATGTGGGTACATTCCACTACGGCGACAACCTCACTAAAGCGATTCGCTTTGCAACACGTCAGTTAATTGACCTCATTCCTAAGATTTACGACACTGAGCGTATTGCTCGCATCGTAGGTGTAGATGGTGAAGTGTCAATGGTTAAGTTAAACCCTGACCAACCTGAGCCAGTGAAGAAAATCGTTGACCAAACAGGCGTTGTGATTGAAAAAGTCTACAACCCTAGCGTTGGTATCTATGATGTTGTGGCTACTACAGGCCCAGGTTACATGACCAAGCGTCAAGAGGCATTGGAAGCTATGGCGCAGATCCTCCAAGGCAATCCTCAGTTGTGGGCGGTTGCTGGCGACCTATTTGTTAAAAATATGGATTGGCCTGGCGCTCAAGAGATGGCTAAACGCTTGGCTAAGACCATTGATCCTAAGTTAATTGCTGATACAGACGAAGATCCTGCTTTGCAAGCTGCTCAACAACAGATTCAAGCAATGGGTCAAGAGATGGAAGGTATGGCTCAGATGTTGCAAAACGTCGGCAAGTCTATTGAAATGCAAGATTTGGAGCGTAAAGACTTTGAAGCCCAAATCAAGCTATTTGATGCTGAAACCAAGCGTTTATCTGCCGTTCAAGCGTCTATGTCACCTGAACAGATCCAAGATCG